TTCCTATAAAAAGAAGAAATCATATTAGCAGAATTAAGTGCCTCACGCCACGGTTGCAACTTCGTATCAAAGGCGGATTGCTTGTAACCTTCAGCAGCAGAGCCAGCATTAGAGCGCAATATAGAAGAATCATGAAATGCATCAGCACCAGCATTAAATGCTCGACTATGATAATACGAACCAAAATAAAAATTAGTATTATTAGTAGCACGGATCAGAGAATCCGAAGTCTCACGTATAATACGATTCTGAAGATTATACCCATTAGCACGCGCATAAGTCTCAATCTCCTCAGCAATAAGATTATTGATTTCTTGTCTCTTCATTTGACCAGACATAACAAGATATTCATAATTAGCCGCCTTAATATTTAATTCAGCCAGTTGTTGTTGGTCAAGATACTTATTCAGAATAGTCTTCGCATCAGCATCAAGAAGAGAATTCGCAATATTAGCGACAAGAAGGTTATTGCTCCAGCGCTGGTTAGACAAATTTTCCTCAAGAGAAGCCATACCAAGTTCGGCAGCCCTACGACCTTGAGAAAGATTATACGCACGAGCCTCAGGAGACGCATTACGCCAATCAGTAGCACCAATATTTCGCCAAATCTGAGAACGTAGCAAATCAGACATATTAAGATTCTCAATATCAGTCTGTTTCTTTTCGGACATCATCTTCAATGCAGAAGCCAAATTAACACCAACAGATTGAAAATCAGGAGTATATGGGGTTTGAGGAGCAGCACCAGCAGCAGTTGCGGCAGAAGTGCCAGACATACCAGCAGCCGTACCGGCCTGCGCATCACTCATATAAGGATTATAACCTGCATTCTCTAGTCTCTTACGCTGAGAAGACGCAGAATTATATTCATTTTCCTTATTCCACATATCCAACTGAAAATCACGGGCCTTTTGTGCCTCACGAGCGTTAAAATCATTATTCATTTGGTTAATCTTAAGATTAGTCTTATTAGAAGATGATGTAGACTTAGAACCAATAGCACCAGAAATTACAGTACCAAGACCACCAAATAATCCGCTAGCAAAATCTTTAAAAGCCATAACTATTCAGATGTTGAAGAAGAAGAAGAAGAACCTTCAGCAGCAGCATTTCCTTCAGCAGCAGCATTTTCTTCAGCAGCAACACGGGCCTTTTCTTCAGCGTCTTTAATTAACGAATCATAATTTTCCATACAATATTCAGCCCAGGATCGCATTTCAGACAACGATTGAATATGTCTTGATTTAAGAGTATTCAATAAAGTGTCATCATCCAATTGTGCAGTATACACCGACTTATTAGGAGTATAACGCTGAATATATTCACGTAATTCAGTAGCAGTTAATTTATTCTCCAATCTTTGTTGATTAAATATCAACGAAATATCATTAGAAATAACGATAGAACCGTCTTTATTTACAACAGTAGACAACTGCATTAACTTATCTTGTACAGGTACTTTTGTATGCACAGCGTCAAAAGAACCATTAAAAATAGAATCTATATATTCTTTCTTTTTCATAATCAATAAGGCATTCCGGAATAATCCAAATTACGAACTACTTTTACATCAAATGCGCAGTTAATCAAAAAAGGATCTGTATCCCATTTTGAATCAGCATTCACCTGAAATATACTATCCAATACAGAAGGATTCACCTTAAAAATATTATAAGTTATAGAAGAAGAACCCGTAGAGACAGTAGACAACATATTTTTCCAAATAGAGGGAGTGATAGGCGCAACCCATTCTTTCTCAGTAGTAGTAAATGCACCTAGCACATAATCATACGAAGTCTTCCAAGAATAATAACGGGGGAGATAACCCATGGTATAATCGGCAGAAGAAAATCCAGTAACCAATTCTTTATCGGAATTAGAATACATAGAAATCGGGACAGACTGCATACCAATAGAATCAAGTTCAGGAATAGGCAAATCAGTATTCTGAGCAACAAAAAATTGTGGGTCAGGAGCCGAAGAGACATAATCCAATAAAGGGACATTATGATAAATACACATCAACACACCCCAATCACGAGCCTCAAATTTTTCAGAACCTTGCGAAGAACCAACACCTTTACCGGCAATAACGGCTTCAGACTGAGAATCACCAGACTGAAGATTGGTGTTAACAACCTCAGATATGTCAAGAGACGATGAATCACCACCGATATAAGTAGACATACCCGACATATTCTCACCAACATCAACACCGAAATGAGCCTTAATCTGTGCGCGATAATTCTGAGGAACATTCAAAGAGATCTCCTTCCAACGCTGAAGAGCCTCACCACGACGAAGAGCAAGTACATCAAATGATGCAGCAACCGAAGGCATAGAGACAAATAGCGGATTAGATGCAACAGCATTAGGACCAGCATTAACAGAAAAATTAGAACCAGAAGGTGATATCTTATCACCAAGATATGTACGTGAAGATGAAGAAGAGGATATTCTAGCCTCTACATACAAATCCTGAGCCTTTAGACCACCTGTATCAATAGACGTCACATCACCGAATTGTGTATCCGGGAGAACACCCATGAATATATCTTTATTCCAGTTACAATACTCAAGGTCAAATAATGTATTATTATTCCAATATGGATCACCGGATGTGGGAAGGGTAGAGAATAATGTTTGTTGAGTTCCCGTATAATAATCTATGTTCCACAAATACGGGCTCGAATCTTGCCACTGTGAATAACGAAAATAATCCTGACAAAATTTTTTATATGCCAAAAGCGGAAATACACTCAAATTAAGGTTAAATCGGAAAGCCTGAGTGTAAGAAGAATCCGAAGTAAGTACAGAGGTTCCATAATTAGAAGAAGACCGACCGACATTACCAACACGAAGATATTGCAATAACTTATACGCAAGATCGGAACGATCAAATCCAAAATAATTTTTCTTGTCAGCCAGACGTGAAAAAGCAGCTTCAAGTTGATTGACCGGAATAGTCGGAAGATAATTACCCAAAGTTAACGCAGAAGTCTGCGAACCAGCATGTTGAACATTAGACTGCATTTGAGAAATAACCTCAGGAGCATTGCGCCAAAGTAAATGTAGGGGGACCCAAAACCAATCAAAATACTCACGAATACGAGTATACGCAGAAGTATTAACAGGCTGAGTACGAGTAAAATGCTGACGCTTCAAGGTAAATTTGTCACCAGGCATTGTAAAATACCATTTAATCGGAAGAAGTTCACCCGATTTTGCAGAAAATGCAACCTTAGACGAAAGGTCAAATGCCGAACGTCTAGGATGATTGCGAACGTCTTTTAACGAAAATAAACTCATAAATTAAAAATTTGGTTGAACATCAATACGAGTAGAATCAACAGACTGACGCGTAGTCTGCTGACTCTCTTGATTAGAATTACTATTTTTCCAAAAAACAGACATAGATGCAGTACAAGACTGAATGAACAAGGCTGTAATAAGCCCAATAATGAAAGTAGAAATCAATTTAACTACTTCAATCCATTGTTGCGGTGTAATTTTCATAATTGTAAAGATAATTATTCTAGAAATACATCATTTTCATCATTTAATTTCTTATGCTTGACGCGAATATAATGTACTTCATAGTAATTCTTATCTTTCCACTCCTGAAAATAACGATTATTAACTTTTTTTTGCGATTTATTAATATAAAACAAAGATAAAAGTTCATCCGAATAGCCTTCACGCTCGAACATTTCCTGCTGAATACTCAATTGCCTTTCCAGGGACATAGACCGACACCTGGACATATATTCATCAGATAAGGAAATAATATAATCATCAGAAAGACCAAGAGATTCCCAAATACGATATATATAAAGGGGACGACAAAGTTTGTTCTTAAGTCTATCAGTGAAATAATGAATTTCTTTGACACAGCGCGTATAAGCAAGATAAACACGAAGACACTCAGGAAGAGTATCGTAACAACATTTATACTTTTCATACAATGTTACTGTATAGGTGTGAACAAATTCGGATATGTTTGTAGGAGTTTCTTTTTTAAAGGGCTCATTTCGTCTAAAGAGTTGTAAAACTCCACGGATTGAACGCAAAATTGTTCGAGTTTCGACAGAAAAATTACTGCTGTATGGAACGAATCGTGGCAATAATCGAGAGATATACGAAAGGGGGGAAGTGAACTCGCAAGATTTACCATTACGGACAAAGAGTATTCGCTCAGATAGGCGCTCGACTGCTTGTTCAGGTGTTTTAACTGTTTGTCGAAAGCTTTCATATCCAAATAATTTGCTAAACCGCGACTTAACCTTTGTAAAGGAGACGTCCGTAAAAATGTTGGGGAGAGACACAATGCTATTAAGATAGCCCGATACGTAACTACCGGCGGAATCCCTTGCAAGTTGCGTATCGACACGACCGATTTTCCAACTCTGAAATACAGCCTGTCGAATATTTTTGGCGACTTCGTCCGAGTCAAAGAAAAATAGGATATGGAAATGCGGGCGGAATGTCTTAGGAGAGTACTCCGATACAACGAATGAAGATATTTTTTCATATGAACCAATTTTTGTAAATAAATATTTGCGAAAACGTTTCGCAAAAAGTTGATAATCACGATAATTCACATATTTAAGAAGTCCTTTAAATTGAGGAAAGGCATTATCATTTCCTTCACATTTTGATTTTTTTTTAAGCATCTCAACCCTTTCAGGGGGAAGCCAAACCAATTCCTCACGCTGAACGTCATTGAATTTTTGCAACTTAGACATGCGCGGAATAGTGCGAAGAATATAAGGACGAGCAGGAGACTGATACGTAGGCTTGTAATTCTTTCGGAATTCAACAGCAGCAGCACAAGAATCGAATATAGCCTTCAAATGTTCATCAATGTAAGGTTTATTCACCTTACAAGTAAACATATTGATAAGAGAATCACCAACAGGACGACGAGCACGCATACGAGTTTCCTGGGAAAACATTTCCGTTTTCTTAACACGAGGGTCAAGCATAAGACGCATATGCAACTGAGTCTTAACACAAGGCCAATTCTTACCTATAGGATAATCGAATTCATAATCCGTAATAGGCACAAGTGCCATTTTCGGGACATACTGCGAATTATAAGTCAATGTCACAAAGTAACAATACTTACGATTCCATTTTTCATAATCACACAAGTTTCTTTTCGCATCAGAACGCGAAATCAGACAGTGAGGACAAGATCCACACTCAACATATACAGGTTCACCCGTATACTTATTTTTTATTATGCGAGGATGCTCGCAACGATTAAAAAAATTACGAACTTTATCAGCCATATACCGTCGTCTTTAAATTCAAGGGAGAATACTTTTACTTTTTAATCTTATGAAATTGCAAAGATAGGTAAATCGCATAGAAACACCAATCAACATTGTATCAAAAATTATTAATTTCGCGCGCGTGCTACGCAAACTTCGCACACACGCAATATTAACAATTTTCAATACAATAACGCTTGGTGCAATCTATACGATTTGTCAACGAAATGCAATATCAGAAGAAGAAAAAGAAAAACTATTCTTTTTTATCACATTCTACGT